AGAAAAAGGACGCACTGCTTTTTAGCTTTCTGTTTTTTTGGCTGTAGTGAGAATGGGGCAGTCCCGCCGCCTACGCCCCGCCCGCCCAGCCGCCCACCCCCCTCCCCTCCCTGCCTTGCCCCACCCAGAAAGCAGGGGCGCCATGGCGCTAAGCGCCTATGCGCCAGTGCTTTGCAGCTCGCGCAGGCGAGCTGCCAGTGCGCATGGCAGGGCAGGGCACAGGGCAGTGCGCAGGGCAGGGCACAGGGCAGTGTTACCTTTGGTAACATGGTGGGTCAGAAACTGCCCCACCCAGCCCTGCACTCCGACAATGCCATGTAACGCCTGTTACAGTGCCCTGTAACTTCAGCTACAGGGCCATGCCCAGCACTGCGCTCAGCCCACAGGGCTCGCCTTGCCGGCGAGCTTGGCCCTTCCTGAAGATCGTATCTTACTGAGCCCATTAGACTTAAGCCATGCTTTGCTCACTACGTGAGCAGCTGAGTCTGTATGTTCAAGTCATATGCAAGGCCATGGTAGTACTATGGACTCAGCATCACCCATACAGCGAACGAAAGGAGCGCCCATGAATGACAGAGAGATAGCAGGAGGGTTCTGGAACGACGACGACGGAACGTGGTTTGAGTTCAAGGGGGAGTTGATGGGGCCGTACCCAGCCGAAAGGGAGGCTGAGGAAGCATACGAGGAGCTCAAGGCCGGCGAGGATACGGTGGACGGCCCAGGGTTCGGCCATGCGTCCGTCTACAACTTGTTCCGCGGTTAGGGCAGAGATCTAAGACAACAGAGACAAGGAGGGGACTACGCCATGGGTAAGCGCGAACAGCAGTACCGTCAAGCACTGTTAAACTTAGCAAGGTCCCTAGAAGAGCTTCTACTAGAAGAGGCGCCATTAGTTGCAATTGAGCCATATATCAGAAATCTCAACCGAGCGGTCGATAAACTCTACCCAAAAACGGAGACTATTCGATGAACACCGAAATCAAAACCCTAACCCTGCGCGATGGATACGACCGTACCAAGCATCCGGCCGTCCACACGTTCCGCCCCATGACTCCCGACGAGGCCCGCGCGCTGGGATGGGGAACGGGGGAGATCTATTTCGAGTGTGACGGCGGGACGTTCAAACGTTGCAGGCCCAACGGTCGGCCGAAAACCTGGAAGACCCGCCCGGCCGATGTCGAGCTTCCCGTCAAGTACGGGCTGAGGGAGTGTGCCAGGGCGGTATCGCGGAATGGGGAGATGGTGCTGCCCAGCGGTGGGCGATTGCTCGTTCTGATCGGCGGCTAAAGGTGATGGGGCAGGGCTCAAGCCCTGCTTAAACCGCAAGCGCAGTCCAAAGCCTGCGCAGGGTTCCTTGACAGCGCTTTCATCGGCGGGGAGCACGCCGCCGTAAACAGGGCCGGTTGCCAAAGCCGGCCGCTTAACCGAGAGGGAGATTTCCCCATGGATTACACAGAAGCGAAGGAACGAGCCCAGAGCATGGCGGATGCCGAACAGAAAACATGCTATGTCAGACCGCGAGCCCTGCCGCTCCCCGGAGCTGGGTACCAGGGCGGATTCGATGCATGGTGGTACAGAGGCGATAACGGAAATGATGAAGGGGAAAGGATCGACCCGTGCTACCGCACCATTGACGACGTGCGCCGCCGCAACGCCCGCGCGGGTGGGCACTATTTCGAGCCTGCCGCGTTGCGGTTTTTCGCCTCCCGTGTCCAGGCCGCTATCTATCCCGACGGGCAAGGGGGTTGCTATTTCGTCACGTCGGAAAGGTTCGATCCCGGCCATCGCCGGCTGTATACCGTGCGGTACGCCGATAGAGAAGGAAACTGCGAAACGGCAGGGGGGCATGCCAACTTCCAGGCGTGGCAGACGGGCCGGCAGGCACATGCAGAGGCCCAGCGGCTGGCGGCAGGGGGTGTGGTGTGAAGACATCCGAGTATCCGCGCGTTTTCCTCTTGTATGGTGGGGGAGTGCCGCGTTATCTATTAGTCCGACGCCAGACCAGGTGGCGTGTGATTTCCAGAGCTATTGCCAGACTTGCTAAGTCGTTAGGTGTTGATCCGTACATTGAGGCGGCATCAAGTGGGAGATCTGGCACACCACAAGAGTTGCAAAAGATCGAGCTTGAATTATATACCACTACGCGAGTCGCCGAAAAGTTTGAGCTTAAGGACTCTGGAAATTTTGAACGGGCAGGGGGCCAGCCATGATCTACCCACAGGCAAGCCACGGCGGATACAAGACGAGGCGTGGAAACATCCGCCCAACGCGCAACGCGTGCGGCATGATGGACACTTCCGATCGGTCGGGCCATAGCATGAGTGACGACGCCGTAGGGCTTGCCGTTCGCGGGACACTCGCCAAGGGTTCGCCGTGGTACACGTCACAAAGCAGTCGCATCTGTCCGTGCTGTGGGCAACGGTCGAGCGCTTTGGTGCTCAACGACAGGGGGCGTATACGGTTGGCCTTTATGCGGGCCAGGAGAGCGGCCGGGGCGAAGTGGGGTGTAAGAAAACTCCCACGGTAGAGAGCTTCCACGGTAGGGCCGGCCGGACCCCTTCAAACGCCGGCCCCTCCGCGGGCGCTTTTGCCCTACATGGCATATAAGGAGAGACTTCAATGCCAAGTGAAGACGGCCTGGACCCATTGGTGGGCACAGAGGAAGCAGAGGCACCGCAGATGGAATGCTCTGCCTGCGGTGCAGACATCGACGACGGGGAAGAACGGTACCACGACGGGGAGCACTACTGCCGCGACTGCTACCACGAAAGATATTCCAGTTGCGCAGATTGCGGCGAGGTGCTTGAGCGCGACAGCGGGGAAGAATGCTTCTCCGAGCTGCTGGACAACGGCTATTGTGAGTCATGCTATAACGAAAGGATCTCGCAGTGCGCTGCGTGCGGTGAGGAAGTGCGCTCCGACGATACCAATGACTCGCCGGAAGGTGATCTCTGTCGGGACTGCTACGGTGAGCGTTACCGTACGTGCAGTAACTGCGACAGGACGGTGCCGTACGATGATCTCGAATACGACGAAGACACGGAGGAGGATCTCTGCGCACGCTGCTACACCAGGCGCGGTCCAATCAGGGACCATAGCTACGGACCCGAACCGGTGTTTCACGGGAAGGGCCCGCTCTTCCTGGGGATCGAGCTGGAAGTCGAGGCAAGGGACGCCAGTCGCTCTGAAGGCGCCGATAGCCTGGCAAGCAACCCGCTCTATTACCTCAAGCACGACGGAAGCCTGAACGATGGTTTCGAGGTGGTCTCACACCCCGTATCCGGAGATTGGTTGCTGGAGAATCCAGCGGCGTACGATGACGTATTCGCGCTGGCAAAAAGAGGCTTCCGTAGCTACGACACCTCAACGTGCGGCATGCACGTCCATATGACCCGCAAGGCATTCAAGAAGCTACACCTTCTGAAGTTTGTAACCTTCGTCAAAGAGAACGACGCTTTCACCTTGCGTGTTAGTCAGCGCAAGTACAAGAGTTCTATGGATCAGTGGGCAAAGACTCACTATGAGGAGAGCAGGTACGACCCATGGAGAGGAGAGTGCGTAGCAGCGTCCATCGCAAGCCACCTCAAGCACACGAACGGCGCCACGGGAGACCGCTACACCGCAGTCAACTTGGAGAACGAAAACACTATCGAAGTGCGTATTTTTCGGGGTACTCTAAACCCCGCAGGGTTCTGGAAGAACGTGGAATTCTGCCTTGCCCTGTACGCCTTCACAGAGAACGCCTCACTCCGTGAGTTGACCCCGGAGAACTTCATGCGGTTCGTCTCTGCCTACCGGCGGAGATACAAGCACCTGTACGCATTCCTGGTGTCAAAAATCGGCTTTGAAGAGGATATTGCAGCTTAACCAAAAGGAGAGAGCTATGTGTCTTGCGATTTACGCTCCCGAGGGGAGCAGAGTGTCTCACGGGCTCGTCAAGAGAGCATGGAATAATAACCCGGATGGCGCCGGGATCATGTTCCTCGACGAAACCGGCCTACGGATCGAGAAGTTTCTCTACTACGAGAAAGACCTCTGGGAGTTCTACAAAAGCCTCCTCATCGAGGACGTCCAGGACAGAGACGTCGTGATGCATTTCCGCTTCGCAACGCATGGTTGCGCAGATGAGGTGAATTGCCACCCGGTCGAGGTGCTCCCTGGCGTCGGCATGGTGCACAACGGAATCATCCATATCGACCAAAAAAAGGAGGACCCACGCAGCGACACCCGCGCCTTTGCGGAGGAGTACCTATCGAAGCTTCCACCCGACTTCATGCTGCACCCAGGTATCCTGCACCTAATAGGGTACGCCATTGGCAAGGGCTCTAAGCTTATCTTTATGAACGCCTCGGGCCTTGTGCGCATCGTCAACGAGGGCGAGGGCTTCTGGCGCGATGGTATCTGGTACTCGAACAGCAGCGGAGACTACGCCGAGTTCTATCGCACGCCAATGGTCACAGACTACAGCAGAACGGCAGGCTGGAAGACCATGTGTGACAAGTGGGAAGACCTGCCAGAGGAACAGGTGGGAGATACGGAAGCCGACGAAGTTGCAATCTGTAGCTGGTGCGACGTCGCTTTCTACACCAACGAACCGCCAGCGGACGGCGATCAGCCGCTTTGCGAGGACTGCCAAAAGTACCTGGAAACCTACAAAGAAGAGACCGTCGCGCTGGCATCGCTCAACACTAAGGCAGCCGGCTAAGGAGAAGACAATGCCCATTGCCTACGCCACCTGGCACTATCCAGCATTACAGCCCCGGCCAGCTGCCGGGGCCTGTTTCCGCTGTCATTCCCCGCTTCTGCCTGCTGGCGCCATGGTGCGCGACGTGCGCACGTTAGGGGTGCCGGCCAGGGCTGAGCTGGCCTACTGCCTGCGCTGTGTGCGCCTGGAGCTCGAAGAGCTGGGGAGGGAGCTATGAGCATGTTGCTTCCAGCAGCATACAAAGAAGATGTTGAGCTTCTTCTCGACTGCTTCAACGGAGGTGACATCGGAAGTTTTATCAGGCTATGCAGCTTTCTCCAGCAGGCGGAGCGCGAGCACGTCGAGGTGACTCCAGTCAGGCACCTCGCAAAGCTGCTGCGGAAGCTGAAGGAGCTGGAGACTAAGGCAAGGAAGCCGTAGCGCTGGGCGCATCGGCGCCACCTGAACAGGGCGCCGCTTGCACTTCCATACGCATCGTGTTACCATTCAGCAGAGAAGGGAGAGAAAAGGATGCCCACCTATTACAAGCTGGTAGACAGTGAAGGCTACACTCGCCGAGGGAGCAGCGGGGAAACGCTCTGGCTTCCCGTTGAAAAGAAGGTCAAGCCGAAAGGAATCGGGACAGAACCCTGCGGGCCTGGGGTGCTCCACCTGTACAATTCGGCGACCGAGGCAGCGCTGTACAATCCACTGCACGCCAACATCTCAAATCCAAGGCTTCTGCAAGTCTCCGTCAGCGCCAAGGTGACAAGCGACGGGCTCAAGCTCTGGACCAAGGGAGCCGTCACCGTCAAGCAAGAGATCGCCCTGCCGCTGATCTCAACTACCCAGAGGGTAGCCTGGGCAATTGTGCTCACTCCCCATGCTTCAACCCGGCAATGGGCTGTAAGCTGGCTCCTCGGAAACGATCGATCCGCCGTCGCCGCCTACGCCGCCCGCGCCGCCTACGCCACCGCCCACGCCGCCCACGCCGCCTACGCCGCCGCCTACGCCGCCGCCGACGCCGACGCCGCCGCCGCCGACGCCGCCGCCGCCGCCGCCCGCGCCGACGCCGCCGCCTACGCCGCCTACGCCGCCGCCGCCCGCGCCGACGCCGCCGCCGCCCGCGCCGACGCCTTTCACGAGATGTCACTGGCGGCCTTTGCCCGAGCGGGGCAGATCCTAGCCGGCTCATTCTCGGCGGAGCGCTACGACGAACCGCTATAGGAGTCTGACCATGAGAAGGAATTCAAAGACGGGTGAGGCAAAAACGCGGGTGACTTCAGTCAAGCTGAGCCCCACTGCCTGTGCCCTGCTGCTAGAGATCGCAGACATCCGGGGCAGAAGCCCCAATGCCAGCATCGAGGATGCCATTCTTGCCCAGGCAGAAGAGCTCGGGCTCTACAAAGGAAGGGAGGTCATATGAGCGAGAAGCTATGGGGCAAAGCAGACGCGATCGAAGCCGCGTTGCAGGAGGCGGCGGGGGATTACTACAGAGATCGCGGCGGATCGACTTCACGGGGCATGGTGCCGAGCCGCCAAGTTCAAGCTGCCTTACAGGCAGTAGCTGAAGAGCTCATGGTGGTAAAACAAGAGATCAAGAGACTGAAAGGAGAAATTTCATGAACGTCGCAGAAGCAAAGAACCTCGCAGACGGCATGCCCGTGGCCCCGGCCCTGGTGGCTTATGTGAGCCAGGCTTCCCAGCTCTTCAACAATCCGGCGGTGGGAGAGAAGCGCGGCTACACCCGCCGGTCCATCAAGATCCAGGACCCTACCGGGGAGATCTCCGTCTCCGTGTTCGACGAGCCCTTCGAGGTCAGGGTGGGGCAGCAGGTGCAGATCTGCGCTCGGGCAGGGCAGGGCAAGAGCCAGCTTTCCGGTGCGACCAAGGGCTCGTACCAGGGCGCGCCGCAGATCAAGGTCTCAGGCGACCGCCTGGGCATGGCCCAGTCCTACAGTGCCCCCGCTGGCACCTACCAGCCGCCTCCCCCGCCGCCCGGCTATGTGGCACCGCCCAGCCAGCCGAGTGACCCTGCCTGGGCACAGGGCGCCTCTGCCGGGGCAGGACCAGGCGCCCCCTCCTGGACGCCCCCGAAGGCAAAGCAGCCACTGACCGAGGCCACCGCCCGCCGCGTGCTGCTGCGCAACGCGGAGAGCTTCCTGCGGGCCTTCCTGCCTGCCAACGTCGGGCCGGAGGGCACTCCGATCATGGAGATCCCACTGGACGGGCTTGTGCGCCACCTCCAGCCCGAGGTGCTGGCCATGGTGCAGGCATGGGCCAGCGGCATTCTGATCGGTGTGCAGCGGGGGGACATCCAGATGGACGACAGGTGGCCGGATTGAGCGCTTACCCAACGGCCAGAGAAGCCCTCGCCGCAGCCATAAAGGAGGCGCCATGACCACCCAGCCACCCACCCTAGTTGCCGCCTGTGAGGCAGCCCTGCGCGAAGCCAACGGGCATGCCCACTGGGACCGCTCAGCGGTCCACGCCTCTGACCTATCTGTCTGCCTGCCTGGGCATGGCTGCGCACGCCAGCTCTGGCTGCGCACGCACGGTGCCCCTGAGCATCCGCCCACCCCTGGGGAGCTCCTCATGTGGAGGCACGGCAGGGCCATCCAGGAGCACATTACAGGATGGCTGGTGTCGCACCTCGAGGGCTGGGTGGTAGAAGGCGTCGAGGTGGAGATCGACGCAGAGGGCACCGGGAGCACGGACATCATGCTGCGGCAGGGCACCGGCCCAGTACTCGACATCTGGCAGGCGCCGCGCTGGGTCGTCGAGGTCAAGACCGTCAGGGGCCATGCCTTCAATCATCGCTTGCCAAAGCCCAGCGCAGCACTCCAGGCCCTGGCCTACATGGTGGCCCACAAGGCAGCAGGCGCCACCATCCTGGTGGCAGACAGAGAGGGGCAGAACGGCTTCCTGGAATTCCACCACCATGCCGGCGAGCAGGTGTGGCAGTGGCAGGGCAAGGACGGGAAGAATGCCTTCGAGGGCTGCGAGGAGGAGTTCCCGTATTGGGGCTTCACGGACAGCACAGCTATCGCTGATCTGTGGGGCTGGGCCAAGGGCGCTGCCTTTGTCAACGGCGGGACGCTCGAGGCTCCGCCGTTCCCCGTGCTGGACCCGGTGTTCAAGCTGAAGGAAAACAAGGGTCCGGACAGCCTCTATGTCGAGGAGCCATGGCAGTGCCAGTATTGTCGCTATCGCGACATCTCTTGCCCTGGTGCCCTGCCGCCCGGCAAGCGGGACAGGCGCATCGTCGCCAAGGTGAAGGGCGGCAAGGTGCTGAGCGTCGAGGAGCAGGATCTGGAAGCAGCCCTGCGCCGCATGGTCGAGGCAGGAAACCTCAAGGGAGAGACCGATGCCACTTAGTCTCGAAGCTGCCCTGTTCCAGCTCTCTGCTGCGCGCAGCGCGCTGGAGAGAATCGCCGGAGACTTCCTGCGCTGCGGCCCGTGCGGGATCAGCGGCGCAGACATGAACCGCCGGGCGCTCGTCAATACTGATCCGTGCGGCCCTCTATGTTCCGGCTGCCTCAAGAGAGAGATTGCCAACGGCAACGTCGTCTCCTCTTGGCCGGTAGAGCCTAAGTGGCACGCAGAGCTGGCACAGACAACGCTCGACAGGATGAAAGGAGAGACCGATGTCTAGCTGGAGCGTTCAGGAGATCAGAGAGATTGCCCCGGAGGTCAAGGGCAACAAGACGAGCTTGCACCTGCTGGCTGCGGCGGAGGAAGAGGCCGGCAAGAAGGATGGCAACGATGCTCTTATCTGCCTGCTGGTGGGCCTCGCTGGTATCGCGAGCGGCCAGTTCTACGGCGAGGAGCGAGACGTCGCAGCCATCGATGTACTGCACCGGGCGCACCATGCGATGGTGGATGCCGCCAAGGACATCAATGCCGAGCTGGAGCGTGAGGCCAGCATCAAGGAGGTGCTCAATGGCCAGTGACACAGTGCGCATTCCAAGGCCGGGCAACTTGCCTGGGCACCTGGCGATCAGGAAGATATCCGGCGGTGACGTCGCCTACGAGGAGACCCTGAACGGATACCAGGAATACTTCGAGTACACCATCCAGCCTCCAGGCGCAGACCTGGGCAGCTGCGTATGGAGCACGCACCAGGGCAGCAGCCAGGAGAACATGGAGATCATGTGGCTTCAGGCGACGGCGCTTGAGGGAATCCGTCGCAAGCTTACCAAGGTGGCAGATAAAGATGGATTCATAAGCATCGGAGACGTCACCTTCTTCATCAACCCAGAGGCGTAGGCGTGGACGAAGAGCGCCTAGCCTCCCGTGAAACAGAAAGAGCCATCTTGGGAGCTGCCCTGCTGAGTCCAGAGACCACCATGCCAGAGCTTATGGACAGGCTGAGCCCAGAGCACTTCAGCTGGGCACCAAACAGGGCCATCTGGCTCGGCCTGGTGGATCTCTGGACAGACCACCAGCCGGTTGACGAGCTGACCCTCCGGGCCTTCTTTGAGGCCACCGACCAGCTGGAAGACGTCGGGGGGCCAGCCTACATCTCCTCCCTGGCCGATGCTCTGCCGGCGCTTGGCAGGGAGGCCGGCTACTGCTCCATCCTGGACGACCGCCTGGCCCGCCGGCAGCTCTACTCCCTGGGCAGGAAGATGCAGCTCCAGGCAGGGCAGTGGGAGGGTCACGGCAGGGATCTCTTCAGCGAAGCCAGGGGGCACCTCGACGGCCTCGACGTCAAGGCCAACGGCCGGCGTAGCCCCTCCCTGAGCTCCGTCCTGGCAGAGATTGAGCCCCTGCTCCACGTCCGTGGTGGGCATGCCCAGGGGGTGCTCACCGGCCTGACCCAGCTCGACAGGGAGCTCGGTGGCTTTCGCCCCGGCCAGCTGGTAGTGCTCGGGGCCAGGACCAGCATGGGCAAGACGGCCATGGCCTGCTGCATCATGCGCCACGCGGCCATGGCTGGCCGTCAAGTGGCTTACAGGAGCCTTGAGATGACGAAGGAGGAGCTGACCTTGCGGCTCCTCTCGCTCGAGAGCGGAGTGCCGTACAAGTGGATCGCAGGCGGCACCATGGCGGCAGACGACAGGGTCAGGGTGCTGGACGCCAAGGAGCGCATGGAGAGCTGGCCTGCCCAGCCGATCATCGAGGACCACGGGGCCAACACCCCGGAGGGGGTCGTGGCCTGGGCCAGAAGGGAGGCGATGGACAAGCACCTGGACCTGGTGATCTGCGATCACTTGCACCTCATGGTGGGAGGCAAGGGCGGTGACGATGGCCGCCGGCTGGAGGTGGCCAATGCAGCCAGGACCCTGAAGCTGGACCTGGCCAAGGAGCTTAAGGTGCCCGTCTTGGCCCTTGCCCAGCTGCGCAGACTGGCCTACGGCCAGGACCCCAGGCCAAACATGGAGATGCTCAAAGAGAGCGGCGACATCGAGGAGGACTCAGACCTGGTTTTACTGCTCTACCGGCCTGACTACTACAAGCCGGAGGAGCACCCTGGAAAGGCAGAGATCCTGGTAGCGAAGCACAGGAACGGATGGACCGGATCGTGCTGGTGTCAGTACGACCGGGAGGTGATGAGATTCAGGGACAGCTAGAAGGAGAGATTGCTATGGGATTCACTTCAAACTCCCGGGGAGTCTATAAAATGGATTACGAGGAGGTGGACAGTGTGGAGCTCTTCGCATACCGTCACTTAGTGCCGTCCGGCGACGTGTGGCGCCGGGCGGCGAACCGCGAGATTATCCGCCTCGCCGACGACCTTGAGGCAGCCCACAATCTCTGGAGCCAAGAGGTGGCCGAGCTCAAGACAGAGCTCGGTGCCAGGGACACCAAGATCAAACAGCTGGAAAATGAGGCGCGCTCTGCTGACAACACGTATAGCACCATGCGCAAAGAAAGGGACTCCGCGCGCCTGGTGCTGGAGACCATGCGGGCCCAGCTCCATGAGTGCCGGCATGCCTACGACCTGGAACATGCTCTGACCCAGGCACAGAAGGTGGAGATCGAGCAGCTGGAGGCAGGACTGGCTTCCAAGACCAAGTACCAAGGCGCTACGTCCAATAGATTTGACATCCAGATGGCCCAGTCGTACCTAAAAAGGGCACTGGAGGATAAGTGATCGCCCTGCGCTTCTGCCTGCGCCTGCTAGAGCTCCTGGCAACTGTGCTAGGGGTGGTGTGGGCCGGGCACCTGCTGGGCTTACTGTGAAGGAGAGAGAGATGAAGCTCAGAGAACCATCCAGGACAGCCTATGTCTTTGCCTTGGTGTGCGTCCTCGGCTACACCATGGGCCTGATCTCTGCCAGGCAGCGGCATGCGGCAGAGCTGCGTGACCTTCTGCGTGGGCAGACCTGGGCAGAGGCGGCTATGCCGCACGAGGTCTCTGTCCCGTGAAGAAGCAAGCTGACCAGCGACAGCTGGCCCTGCCCATCCCAGGGGCTGCATTCCACGCAGCCTCTGCCAGGGCAGAGCTGGTAGACCACATGCCACACCAGGTGAAGCACAGGAAGCGCCCTGGCTACACCAATCCACCTCAGGTTGGCACCAGGGTGGACATCGTCTGGCGAGACCAGGACGGCGCCGAGGTCTTGGTGCCGGCCGTGTATCTGTCATCGTTCCCGGCGGAGGATGGCTTGCTCTGCGTCCTTGCCCTGGACCTGGATGCCTGCGCCCAGAACAGGATCTTCTCGCCAAGCCTGATGGCTTGGCTGCCCAGGAGGTTCTCTGGGATCAGGGTAGGGCAGCTCAGGAAGAGGGAGAAGTAGACTTGTAAGCTGAGGAGTGGTAAGATCACCAAGAAAGGAGAGAGAGATGGTGCAAAGAGACCAGATGTACCCAGCAGCCCTGATCTTGGCCGGAGTATCGTTGTTCTGTTTCGGAGCGTACTTGATCTACCCTCCGCTAACTTGGCTATTAGTGGGGGCGCTCTTCGTTGCTTGCGGCGTCGCCGGACTGGAAGACTGATGGGCGCCAAGAGCACCAGGAAGGGCAAGGTCGGGGAGCTGGAGGTAGCATCCCTGCTCCGCGAGCACGGCATTGAAGCTCGCCGTGGCCGCCAATACCAAGGAGGCCCAGACAGCCCAGACGTGCAGTGTGAGCTCCCTGGCTGGCACCTGGAGGTCAAGAGGGTGGAGACCTTCAGCCTCTACCCAGCCCTGGAGCAGGCCCAGGAGGAGGCACCAGGAGGGTGCAAGGCAGTGGTCTTTCACAGGCGGAGCAGGAAGGGCTGGGTGGTTGTGCTCCGGGCTGAGGACTTCATAGAGCTGGTCAATCGAAAGGACGGATACTAGCATGCGCTTCGAGGCAGGAGAGGTGATAGCCATCTGGTCGTGGGACGGAGCGCACAGGCTGCTCGTCTCGATCATTGACGCAGATCCGCTCGGTGCCGTGATCGAGTACGGCCCAACGGAACACAGGAAGCAAAAGATGGTTCCGTACGGAGTCCTGTTTCGCCGAGATGACGGACGACCAGCGTCCTATTACATGGTAGTGGACGGTGATCTGAAATCAAGCAAGAGGAAGGAGATCTGAGGTGGCCTACAAGAAGATGGCGCAGAAGTTCGAGACGGTCAACAAGAAGCAGATCCGCGGCAGGGTCAGGCACACCAGGACCGGCGCTTGCACCTGCAAGCGCACCCAGAAGTGCTTCCACGGGAAGAACTACTAGGAGCTGGTGAAGTGATCGCAGCGCTCTATGTCGTCTCCGATGGACCGTATTCTGGCAGGGCTGACGTTGACCACTGGCCTGAGTCCAGAGATGCCAGGCTGTACGCCGGCCCCTGGCCAGTCGTCGCCCATCCTCCGTGCGAGAGGTGGGGAAGGTACTGGTCTGGTGGTCCAAGCGCAAGCTACAGGGGGCTCCTTGGCGACGACAACGGCTGCTTCGCAGCAGCTCTCTCCTCGGTGCGGCAGTGGGGCGGCGTCCTGGAACACCCAGAGGCAAGTCACGCATGGAGAGTCTTCCGACTTCCGCGCCCCACGAAGAGCGGCGGCTGGGTGCTCGGAGAGTGCGGAGGCTGGTCGTGCTGCGTTGAGCAGGGGCACTATGGCCACGCCGCGCGCAAGGCGACGTGGTTGTATCTGTACGGCACCGAGCACCCGCCAGAATTGATCTGGGGTCCAGCTCCGCAGGGACTGCGGCTAGACCTCGGATACCACTCTGCCGAGGAGCGCCGCAGGGCGGTGAAAACCGGGATCTGCCAACGCCTATCGAAACGTCAAAGAACCTTAACCCCCGAGCCGTTCGCTGAATTGCTTCTCGATCTGGCTCGTTCTACCGCAAGATTTCAGCCGCAAAGCGGCAAGGAGAACAGCATGCCACTGAACATCACGCCCACCTCCCCCCCCACCTCCACCCGCTCTGCCAAGACCCCGCGCTTCGCGCCGGTGCTGGCCGAGATCACTGCCGTCATCGCCCCTCGCTGGCAGCAGGTTGACGTCGTCGAGGCCGGCCTGCCCAAGGAGGGCGAGGAGTCCGCTGCCTGTGCCGTCAAGCTCGCTGCTGCCATCCGCGAGGCCGGCAATGCCCTGCCGGACAGCTACTACCGCGCCGTGGCCTTGGGGCAGGTGGTCAAGTTCTGCCAGCTCGAGGGCAAGAACCCCTACGTGGGGCGGAAGAAGGCCAGCGAGTGAGCGGGCGCCGTGCCCGCCACCTGCGGAAGGTGGCCCTGCGCAGCCCCGGCATGGGGCTCGAGGAGTACCGGCTGCTCAAGCGGTGGTGGGCAGGGCTCAGCCAGCCGGAGAGAAAGAAACTGCAAGGCTAGAAAGGAGAGAGACTGCTGAGCGCCCCCTGTGGCCTGTATGGGCAGGGGGCGCTGGTGTGTTTAGGCTTCGGTGACGGTGATCCAGGTGCCGAGGTAGCGGATGTCGGTGCTGGCCCCCGTGGTGGCGGTCAGGAGCAGGTAGTAGGAGTTGGAGCTCACCACGGTGTGGCTGAGCCCAGTCTTGGTCTGGCTCGACGCCGTGTCGGCGACCACGCTAACCTGCGTCATAGTGCCGATCGAGTTGTCGGTGGGGTCAGCTGCCACGTTGGCCTGATAGCGGAGGTCTCCGTCCAGCGTGACGGTGTTGCCGGCGCTCTCGATCTGTGCCACCACCCGGAAGCCGGTGATGACCCAGCCCACCTTGAGCCCGAAGATGGGCACTACGAGCTTGCTGGCGCTCTGCGAGGCAGGAATGGTGGCCTCGAAGAAGTTTGCTGCCCCGTTGACTACCCAGCCGGCAGTGCCGCCCACCTTGGGAGAGCCGCCAAGGTTGTACTCCTGACCCGTGCGGGTCATCGTGCCGGCGGTGGCGGCGATTCCCTGCGTCCCGACAGAAAGGAGGATGGTGGCGGCGGTGGTTCCGGGATCGGGCAGGGTGTAGACCGTCGCCTGGCCAGCGCCCGTGAAGTTCAGGGTGTTCTGCGTGTTGCCGGTCTGATCCGACACCGTGATCTTGGCCGAGCCCTTCGCGGTGGTAGTCGGGAAAATCACCACTGACCCGGCCACTGCGTCCTTGCCGGCCTTCAGGTTCGTCCCCGAGAGGTTCCTGAAGTCTGCCGCGTCCTTGTTGGCATCGACCACCACGGCCTTCGAGGCGGCTACCGTTCCGGCAGTGAGTCCGTCCAGGTAGCCGAGCTCCGTGGGGCTGATGGTGTTGCTACCGATGACCAGGTTTCCCGACACCGTCAGGTTGCGGAGTGTGGCCAAATCCTTGTTGGAGTCAGGGATGAGGGCCTTGTTGGCCACCACCGTGCCAGGCACAAGGGCCTTGCCGGAGAGGTAGCGGGTGACGAGGGCAAAAGCAGAACCAGATCCGGACATGACTTTCTCCTGTCATGGCCGCCCAGGAGAAGCCCTGGGCGGATCTTTCAGTCCCAGGGATCAGAGCCAGTGGTCGAGCCCCAGGGGTCTACGACGACGCCGCCTGGACGGCGGCCATCAATCCATCTTTGCTTGCGCATAGCGCTCTCCTTCCTGGGAGACAGTGTAGCATGGTACTCTGTCCTGCATGCCAGCCTACAAATCAGATGCCGCTGCCGCCAAGACGGCCGCTGCTGCGCACGTAGACGCCAGCATTGCAAGGGCCGATGAGGCAGACCGTGCTACGTTCGGACAGCGCCGGGTGAATCTCATCTGGGAAATGACGCAGTCCGTCATTGCCCTGGCGGTGGCGGGGACCACGCTCTACGTCTCGGCGAGCTTGGTGCTTCGCGGCGGAGCCGACCTCGCCGCCTTCGTGCTCCTCGGCAACACCTTCTTCCTGATCGTCGGCTTCTACTTCGGCCGCACTAATCACGAGAAGACCGGCGGCGTTCCGAAGGCCCTGGACTACGAAGACAGGCGCTAAAAAACGGCCCCTGGGGAGAGAAGCCAGGGGCCGAGGACTCCACCGGAGGAACTCTTACTTCGGGCACTTCACCCAGTCGGACATCATGACGATCCGACCATCCTTCTTGACCCACGCAAAGCCGAGGCATTCGCCACGCAGGGCGTGGTACTGAAGGCACCCAGCTGAGAGCGCCAGGAGCGCAGCGAGGAGGCAGCAGTAGACGAGCCGTCGCATGCCGCCCCTACCTTGTGCCCAGGTGCCCGTGCCACAGGCCCATGAAGCTCAGCAGCCAGAGCGCAAAACCAAGGATGGCCAGCACCAGGATGACTGTGATGAGAGACTCTATGCCCATGGGTCACTCCTTCTTGGACAGCGTGTAGTGCTTTAAGATCCAGTCGGCGATGTTGGTATAGCCCTCGTCGTGCGAGATGCCGGCGTGGGCCGCCAGCTCGTCGGCTAGGGCCTGCGTCTGGGTCAAACCGTCAGGGCAGTTGCCGGCGATGATGCACCTCCGCCGCTCTTCTTCGCTGATGGCCATCATGCTGCTCACTTTCTGCTCGCCGCTGGAGCACGGTACTGGAGGCGGTCAACCCGCCCCCGCGTATAGTCTTCTAGGGTCCTGAAGTCTCTTCTGTCCTGCTCGGCGTCCCGCTCCACGTCGTGAAGCCTGTCGCCGATGCCTTGTACCCTAACGGTCAGCTCCTTGAGCTGGTCGCTCTGCTTTGTCTGGTTCTCGTTGATGACCGTGACGACGGTGGACAACTTACCCCACGCCACGCCGACCAGAATCCCGTTGGCCACGAGTCCTAGTACGACCGCCAAGGGAAGCACGATCTCTCTTACTGGATGGGCGTCCTCTGGCATCACTCCTCCTGTTGCCCATACTGCGGGAATGGATTGGTTGGGTATCTGTGGGCCGCGCCCTTGGCCCTGGCAATGGCCTTGCGGATGGCCCCGACTTCGTAGCCGTTGTCCACCAGGACCTTCGAGATCTCAGAGACCTTGGCGCTGTCGTTCGAGCGCAGGGCCTCTGCCATCAGGATCTGGCCGTCGTGAAGCGACAGGCCCTTGCTCTGCGGCCAAGGGAAGATGAACTTCCTGGCCAGCTCCTTGGCCGCCGGCCCCCTCTCGCCCTGGTCATTGCCCAGGAGGATGTCCATGGGGTGGACGTCCTTCAACTGGAAGGGCACCACGGTGCCTGCCACGTCCTTGGCCAGGCCCAGAGTGAGCTCTCCCCTACCGGGAATGCGAGATTCCTTCTCCGCTTGGTCCTTGATCTTCTGGACGGCAGTGGGATAGCCCCCGGCAGAGTAACCGGAGAAGGTGCTGGTCGCCGTCTGGATAGGCGGCGAGAGCTTGCGGCCGACAAACCCAATGCCGGGGAATTCTGCCCCGCCGGCATGGCTTCGGCCCCAGAAGAGCTCAGGGGCTTCCTTGGCGTGCTTGCCCACGGCGAAGTAGACCTTCTTGCCCTTCTCGTCGTGCATGCCGGTCTCGAGGTCCATGTGGTGCCCAGGATCATTCTCCCACATGAAGTGCGGCCCCTTCTGGGAGTCGCTCGAGAGCGAGTAGTTAAGCATGTTGTACACACCGAAGAGGCCCAGGGCGTTGATCCAGTAGTTGGTGCCCATCTGCCGGATGACAGGGCTCTTCGAGAGCGGGGCAGCGGAGCTGGCCACGGCGGAAACGTTCCAGTCCGGAGAGGTGAAGAGACGCCGCATCCAGCGCATGGCCCTGGGGTCAGAGAGGAGCTTGTTCTTGAGCAGCCCCCAGTTCTGCCCGCCGAAGTCGTTGTTGACCTTCCTGGCGATGTCCCGCTTGATCTCTTGGTCCGTCATTGCAAGGATCTCTTGCCGCGACCTGGGCAGGGTGGTGGCCCTGTTGAACAGGCCCAGGGCATTCTTCTCTCCCTGCCGGAAGCGGTTGAACTTGTCCCACCATACCTCTGCGGCGGTGGCCTTCATGGGCGTGTGGAAGTTGGTCCACAGGCTCTTGTCGTAGATCTCTGCCGTTCTGCCCAGGGCCTCTGGCACATGGGCAGCGACATTGCCCACTCCGCCCTTACCGCGCAGCCACTCGGAGAGGTTGCCGAGGGTCCTGTTGAAAGCCCCCTGCATGACGTCTGCCGGTGGCGCTTCAAGGGTCAGGCCATGGCTGATCCACTCCTTGGCGATGGCCGGCTCTACGAAGGTAGTGCCTGCCTTCTCTGCCAGCTGTGATAGTCCAGGCACCCCGAAGCCCCTCTTGCCCGCCTCCCAGAGCCCTCTGCCGAGCCCAAGGTTCTTGGTTGCCGCCTCGGTTAGGGAGACGCCATGGAAGAGACTCCACAGGAAGTTGGCCCTCTTGGTGAAGGCCAGCACCTTGTCGAGCCCGGTGTAGTCTGCCCGGTGAAGCACGGGGATCAGGTTCTGGTAGAGCTCGTCCCGGACGTAGAGGTGCCCAGGGGTCTGCGGAGTACCCGGCGGGGTGAACCTGGCCGGCAGCTGCGGCTCGAGGCCAGGCAGCGAGGGCTGGAAGGTCTCCTTGGCGTGCAGCGCATCGACAGCTGCTGCCTCCCCCTGGAGCTTCTCGGCCATCTGCTTGGCCTCCGGCATCACCCAGCCGGCTTCCGGGGTCTGTGCCGCCTTCTCGAGGATGGGGAAGCCGGAGATCTGCCGATATCCCTTGGGAGCGTACTCTCCCCACATGAGCATGGGCCTGCCATCAGGCATGTTGGGCAGCTTCCGGAGCTCGAGCATCAGCTCATCGACCCCCTTAGTGTACTGGAACATCTTCTCGGTCTCTGCCCGGAGAGTTGCGTAGTCTAGCGTCCTCGGCCGCCAGCCGGCCGCGATGGCCTCCTTCGGGTTGGCGAAAACTCTCGCACGCTCCATGCCAGTCGTGCCGCTCATTCCAAACTGCGATCCGCGCACTGCCGGCAGGCCCTTCGGAGGGTCGTAGAGGGTCCGCATGTAGCTGTCGATGTAGCCCAGGTTGTCCTTGCCAACCTCTTGACTCAGCTTCTGGAGGGTCTGGTGCATCTGGTCGGTCTGGGCTCTGAAGGCTTCGATGTCGGCCAGCACCTCCTGCCCGTTGGGCAGGGCAGCCACCCTGGCAGTGGCAGCTGCCGCTGAGTCGCCCTTGATGAAGGGATTGCCGATGCCGTAGTGGACCGCCGTCATGTCGTCCCTGAGCTGCCTGGAAGGCACCGCCTGCCGCAGGCGCTCTGCCGTCTGGCCAGCCTCATACTCACCAATCTTCTGGCCGGTGACGAAGTTGTGCCGCACCTCGTAGGTGGCGTCATAGGCCGGCTGGTTCCACCAGGAGGGCCTCGTGGGGTGGCGGATGTCGATCGAGCCGCGCTCGCCAGGGGAGCCAACGGCAGGCGACTCTGGCGGCCCTGCACTGCGCTCCACACCCAGTGAGCGCAGGAGGTCGTCCTCCTCGCCGGCACTGGGCGCTACGAGCTCGTGCACTGCCGGCCCAGCCGGCACCTCTCTCGGCGCCGCAGGGCGCAGGGACTCCATGGTGCGAGCCTGGGCAGCGTTGAGCGGGCCCTCTGGGGTGATGCTGCCGCCTGGTGTCACCAGGACCTTGACCTCTCCGGGGTTCAACTTGACGTCCACTGCCCCGGCATCCGCCAGGATGGGCCGGGCCTCACCGCCCGGAGAGATCCGGTAGTAGCGGTTCCCTGCCGCCGTGCGGGATAGCGCCTCCGGGGAGACGTCGGAGCCGGCATGGGACATGGCCTCTGCCGTGCTGGGCTGGGGAGCCGGCAGATTCTCCGGGATCTCCTGGCCAATGCGCAGGCTCTCCTCGCGCAGTGCCAGTTGATCCAGGAGCTCTGGGCTCATGGCTCTTCCGAAAGGCTTCGTCAGCCCACCAGCACCAAGAGTGGCCTGCGGGTCCATGAGAGCAGAGGCCGCCAGTGCAGCAGAAAGCTGCTGCTGATCTACGGCAGCAGAGAGGACTGGTGGCAGCCCAGCTGCCGTAGCAGTCTCGGCCAGATGCTCCCTGCCCTGCTCCACCTGCCTTGACAGGCCCTCTGGCATGGCCATCAAATCGATCTGCGTCTTGGGAACCGGCGGAGTCTCCGGTGCGCCCTGTGGCCGCAGGTGCTGCTTGATCTGGCCAGCGATGTCACCCAGGAGGTTCTGTGGGTTGGTCTGTGCGGCAGCGGCGATAGGGGCTCCAGCACCAGCCACCATCTGGGCAGTGCGCAGAGGGAGCCCAGCTGCCACCTCCATGGCCACGTCACCGAGAGATGCCTTGGGAGCTGGGGTGATCGCCTCCTCGCCGCCAGCGATGCGCTTGGGGCGCATCTGGCCAGTGATCCTGTTGCGCTCGAGGATACCGCCGACGTCCTCCCATTGCGTGTCCTCGAAGGACGGGAAGGGGTTGACGGGATGCTGCGGAGAGTACGGCATCTCAGGTTGCCTGGTGCAGGCTGCGCCCAGGCAGCCCCCAGCCCTTCTCTGCCAGCATCATCTGGATCTGGGCCAGCGGAGCCCCGCTCTCCCAGAGACTCTCTACGAGAGCTCGCACCTGGGGGTTCTGGGAAGCCTCTGCCCGGCCCACAGAAGCCCAGGGAATGGCCCCACGCTGCCTGGCAGCCACGGGACGGATGTCCCCCTGTCCCCTGGGCATCCCCTGCGGGGAAGTGGCCACGGAGGGGCCAGGAAGGGCAGAGACCTTGGCCGCCGGCTTGGGAGAGGGTGGGGGCTTGTTGGCCGGGTCGCCAGGGATCTTCGAGTGCAGCCACTTGGTGAGGCTGTCGAGAAGTCCTGGCTCTTCCTTGACCGCCGGCTTGGCAATCTCCTTCTTGACTTCGGAGTCAGTGGCCTTCTTGTAAGTCCCCGTGATGGGGTCAACGATCACCGGCACCGGAGGAGAGTTCGGGTCCTTGGGATCGGACGGCATCATGCGCACCGTCTTTCCCTCGACCGGAGTCGTCACCGTCTTGGGCGGAATGGCGGAGATCTTCTTCCAGCCGCCTGGCGCTCTCTGGTCCTCCTCATAGGTGTAGCCGTCACCACCGACCACTCGAGACGGCTCCCTGGGCTCCTTCGGTTCCCTGGGCTGCGGCCCAAAGCCGGCAGACTTGAGAGCAGCAGCAGTGTCCACCTTCTCCTGGACGCGCTCCTTGGCAGTGGGCCGGCCGAGGCCAGCTTCCTGGAGCGCCTTCTCGTAGTCGAGCTTTTCCTGAAGTGCGGCCTCTCGCTTAGCCTGCGTCTCAGCGGCCATCTGCCCCACCTTGTCGTGCGGGTCAATGCCCCTGGCTGCCCAGGCAGCGTTGCTCTCTGCTTCGCCGCGGAGCTTGTCCAGAACGTCCGTCCTGCCCTGCCGGGCAGCGGCAGCCGCCCGCTGCTCCATGCCAGGGTCGAGCTTTACCACCGACTGGTAGGCGCCGTAGATGCCCTGGGCCTGCTGTTTGTGGGCATAGTCTTCCTGGCCCAGAGCAGCGGCCCTGGCAGCGTCGTCTGCCTGCTGGCGCTGGAGGGCGTAGGCGTGCTCCTGCCGGGCGTTGTGCTCATCCAGGATGCCCTGCCGCTCCTGCCTGGCTCCTTGAACTCCCTGGGCCAGGGTCGTGGCAAAGTCGCCACCCCTGCCCATGGCACCGAACGCCTGAGCAAGGGCTGAGAGGGTGGAGCCGGTGCCGCGGCGGCGCTCCTCATCGGTCAGGCCGCCGAAGCCCACGGGGGTTGGGGCCGTTGGGTACTGCGGCATGCCGACAGGACGGTAGAGCTCTGTCCAGTCCCTGATCGAGTAGGGCTGCTGCTGGGCAGGAGCGAAGATCTGCGCGTAGGCGTCGGAGAGGGTCGGCATAAGTCTATGACCCGTAAGGGTTCACACCACCGTTGTAGATGTAGCCGCCGTTGGCCCCGACGTTATTGCCAGTGGCCGGATGGGAGGCGTTCCAGTCCCCTTGGATCTGCTGCCCTGCCTGATATCCGGAGATCGCTCCGGAGGCTGCTGAGGCCCAGGGGCTGCCGCCGAAGGGAATCGACTGCGTCCCACTGCCGGAGGAGAAGGTGTTGCCGTAATCCCCGCTGGCCCCGCCCAGGATGTTGGTGTACTGGCCCAGGCGACTGAGGGGGTCATAGAACATATCCCGCTGGAGGTTGATCGAGCTCCGGGCGTTTGAGGCATTGGCTAGCCCCACCCGCTCTCCGGACTGGATACCGCCCCACTGGTTGCGGTTCTGGTCGAGCCCACCGGAGAACTGCGCAGCGGCTCCCATGTCCCTGAGGTCAAGACCTGAGATGTCCGGCACGGCCCCCAGGGAGTAGTTGTTATCTGCCGAGTAGAGCCCAGCCAAGTTGCCCATCCCCTGGGCCTGGAACTGCCGGCCGCCCTGCTGCATGCCGATGGCGTTCGAGAGCATGCCCATCCTGGCCAGCTCTCCCTGCTGTGCCAGGGCAGCGGAGTTGGCAGCCCCAGAAGCCCTGTTGGCGTTGGCTGCCATGGCCTCCTGAGCGGCTCGGTCAGCGGCGGAGATGTCAAACTGCGTCCCCAGGCCCAGAGCCTGACGGTAGTTCGTCATCCGCTCGTTGCTCATCCGGTCGGTGACATCCTGACCGTACTGCCGCTCTGCCTGGGCAGCGCTCTGCTCGAAGGGAGTCGAGCCGAACATTCCCGTGCCGGCGCCCTGGGCCTTGACGGCTCGCATGCGCTCGTTGAACGCCTCTCCGGACTGCCTGGTGATGGCGTCGATGACCGCCTGCTGGCCGGGTGCGTCACCGCCGGCAATGAGCTGGCGGAGGGCTGCGGCAGAGCCGGTGGACTCCGGGGTGTAGCCGGAGCCGGGAGCCCCAGAGATGCCGTTCTGGAGCCCTACACCGCCTCTGGCGGCACTTGCCGTCAGGATGTTGCCGCCACTACCAGCCCCAGGAGTGTTGCCGGCCCAGAGCTCATCAATGAAGCGGCGAAGGTCAGGATCGTTGGTGACGTCTCTCACCATGCCGGCCGTCTCTGCGCGGTAGGGGTTGTTCTCCCCGCCGGTCAGCTGATTCTGGATGAAGTCGTTGGCTGTGCCGTAGAGAGGGCTTCCTGCACTGGCCCTGTCCATCAGCTGCCGGCGCATCTGGTCGCTCTCGGCCGAGACGCCGTTCCAGGCAGGAGCAGCAGGCTGGCGAGGAGTGCTAGCCCCTCCGCCGCCGCCACCGGCCGCTGGCCGGGCAGGGCGCCACTGGCCCCCTCCGGTAGAACCACCGGAGGCTGGACTTGTTGGCACGCGACCGCCCGCGATCAGGTCGGCGCGGTCTGCCTGATAGGCCGGGTTGTAGTTGCCGCTCATGGGGCCGACAGGGTCTCCGTCCTCGTTGACGTGGCCGCCAACGTTGGCCGGCATGCCCCTGGCCGGGGCATAAGGATTGTTGTAGGCCCCAGAGGGCGTGCGAGGCATCCCCAGGATGTCAGCCCCGGAGTCCATCACCCACTGTCGGTAAGGGGCAGAGGGTCCCCAGGGGGTCCGCTCCTGGTTGCCGGTCGAGGAGCTGTTCTGGCCGGCTCTGGCAGCATCCGCCTGGTTTTGCGAGGAGCGGTACGCTCCGTACGCTGAGATGACTGCTCCTGCTATCGCTGCCATTACAGTGCCTCCAGCGAGTAATATACGACAGGTTTCGTACCTGGGATGAGAATCAGCTCTTCGGAGGCCGCAAAGCCCATCTTCTCGGCCGTCTTCTTCCAGCGGCCAGGGGGGGCCGCGAAGCGGAAGCCCTTGAGGCCCATGGACTCGGCAAGGGCCAGGGCAGCCTTGAAGTACAGCTGGGCAAAGCCCTGGCCACGGAACTCTGGGCAGAGGTAGATCTGGTGTCCCTCGAGCCAGCCCTGGGAGGTTGACGCGATGTCGTACCCAAGTGTTATACTCGTAGGCTGAGAAGGAAAGGAGATGGTATGCTTAGCTACAAATGGAGTTGCGGCGGAAGAGGCTTCGAGCTTTTTTGTTCCGGCAGCACCTACTCCATCAAGAGAGACGGAGTGGTGGTAGACCCCTACAACTTCACCTTCACCATCATTCGAGGGATGTCCGAGCTCGTCACCCGCGTCCAGGAGCTGGAGGGGCTGCTCGGAGAGCTTGTCTGCCCTCCCCTGGACGGGAGCTACCGTGAGCTCCGCATCAGGGCGTTCAAAGCCCTCCATGGCCAGCAGTCGGAACCAGCCCCTGCCGAGCCCCAGGCGCATGAAGCCGGGGCCGTCGAGCCCGAAGGGCAGGGGGACTGATGGGTCATTGTCAGGGCCAGCGGCCCACTCGACCAGACCAGCCCGCAGGAGCTGGGCCAGGGCAGGCTCAGCTTGATCTGCCCAGCGGAGGGAGATCTTCACAGTGCCGCCCCCAGCTGCAAGGCCATCACGGAGTGAGTCTGGTTGAGCACGTAGACGTTGGTGCCGGCAGCGGCAGTGGTCCTGGCCTTGACCTCGAAGGTGTAGGCCGTGTTCTTGGTCACTGGCACCACCCAGACAGAGGCGCAGGGCACCCTGTTGGGCGCCGAGGTGGCCTGATAGAGCATCTGCTGGCCCAGGGCGGTGGTGTTGACGAAGAGCTCTACCACCAGGATGCAGCTGTTATTGGCACCGAATGTGGTGGTCGAGACATCCAGGGAGACCGTGACCGCCATGCTGCCAGAAAAGGGCGGCGTCACCGTCTTGGAGAGCCCGGTAGCGAGGGCTGCCGTTGTCGTGTTGACAGTCAGGTCACCGGAGGTGGCCAGGGTCGTGTAGGAGCCCTGGGCCTCAAGAGCGCCGAGGGCCTGATCGATGATCTGCCACTTCAGATTGAGCTGCTTCTGGTCGTCGGCGCCAAGGCGAAAGCGGCTCATAGGACACCAAGGGGGAAGAGATGAGTAACGAACCGCTGACCACGCGGCTGCATTTCATGATTCAGCGCCTCGTGGCTATCGACCCAGGAGAAGCCATAGTTATTTCTGGCAAGGACCCCTTCATCTACATCGACAAGCTGACCGCCATCCGCGCAGATGTTGTGATCGTCGGATATGTCGGGGCCGTTGCCGCCGAGCACAAGCGGTTGCGGGAGGCGCTGCTGGACTTCGTCGATGGCGAGGAGGGCCACGCGGGGCCGCAGGTCCTGACCCTCCACAGCCGGAAACTGCGCGGCCTCATCGACCGGCTGCTGCCCGAGGAGGGATAGGCTATGGAGCACGAATTCGATTACCAGGGGACAAGAGTGCTCATCACCTGGACCGGGGCCGGCGAGGACGCCAAGATCTACAAAGTGATTGACAGCTTTTCGCACCGCATGACGATGAGCTTCAGCGCTGACCCACTGCTTGTCGAGGTCATCCGCTTGGCCCAGCGCGTCAAAGACCTCGAAGAGGTGGTCGCAGAGCGAGGGCATGGCACTCCAGCGCCAGCAGAGATCGACCGTGAAGCCTTCCAGGCCCTTGAGCCCATCGACCGCTACCTGGCCTACCGCGAAGCAGCTGGCTGGGCGCTCCAGGCCAGGTATTGGGAGACCGAGAAAGGCAAGGAGCGGGAGCGAGTCAGGGCCTTGACCGAGGAGAACGCTACCCTGCGCAAAGAAAACCTCACGCTGCTCAATGCCCTGGAACAGGAAGGGGCCAGGATCGAGGCAATGGGCATCGAGCTGTCCGTGGCACGTAGGCAGTTCGAGAATCTGTAGTACGATCAACGATATCCCGGCAGAATCCTCTGCCGGGTCCTCAACGGAGACTCTATGCACAAAACGGTATTCATGGCAGCGCTCTGCATCTTCCTGCTCAGTGGCAGTGTCTGGGCCAGCGACAAGAACAACTTCCTGGTCGTAGGCCACGTCGAAGCCATCGTCCAAGCCCCGCCTTCCTTCGCGATTGCTGCGATCACCTGCCAGGCACCGTACGGACAGCCCACGATGCACCTCAGAATCGCGTGCGACAGCTTCTTCATGGACGCGGCAAGCTTCGCCGCCTGCTACACCGCAGCTCCAGGGGACTGCGTGCAGATCAACTCGTTCATGTTCTCGATCGATCCTACCGCCTTCCCCACGGCGAAAGCCAAGGACTTCATCCATGTAGGGTACTGCACCCCCCTCTAGGATCACTGGACAACCTCGTAATCTAGGTATATCCCCTTGAGGCCGCGCACTGGTACTGAGCCCGAGGGGATATACAGCTCGCAGAGAATGGACTTCGCCTCAATCCTCGCCGGCAGGAACCCTCCGTTGATGTCCTGAGAAGCCAGTGTGGTCGTCACCAGCCTCGGTGAGATCTGCCCGATGTCGTCGCTGATTGCCACCCAGTATGGATCATTCGACCCGTAGATGTTGATCTGCGTGGCAGAAGGCAGGGCAATGAGATCTGGCGGGGTGTTCGACCCAGGAGCCGTAGAGGCGATCGGAAGGACTCTGTTGATCCTCACCGTGACCGGCTTGTTGGACTCGTCCCAGGCGATGGTCTGTCTCTGCGTTCGGATTGTAGATTGGCCGTATGTCGAGGAGATGAACTTCGACCTTACTCCGTCGAGACCATTCAGAGAGTTGTGCGTAAAGACTACATCGTCAAGTATGTTATCTGAGTTGTACGCGGCAGATCCGCCGTTGCAAGAAGCATCGACCGGATAGCCTCCAGACCCAATGGAAAGAGTAGACGACTGTCCGGTCTGCGGGTTATAACAGATCCCAACGCACGCAGCAATGTTATATGGCAGGTAGAACCAAAAGATCAGGCCAGTGCGGCTGCTCAAAACAGAGCACATGCGGCGGTCTTCATCGATCATCTTGGAGATCGAGGCGCGAGCCAGAGTCTTGTCTCCTAGACCGCCACCGAACTGCCGATCGCAGAGGTAAGAGGAAAGGGAATCTTCCATGATCTTCTCTGGCAGCGAGCTCCCAGCCTGGCGGTAGAAACCATCACCGCCGAAGAAGTACACGTAGCCGTCCTTACCTTCGACGATCGACCGAGGGTGATGCGTCCCTACGCCGTTGCAGATCTCGTCGAGTCTCCAGGGGTCGCTAGCAACCCCGGTGTACTGGAGAAGGTGCATGGAGTGGCGCTTCCAGAAGCGCACGTACTCTCCACCGACCATTCCCATGATCTGCCCTGGGCGGGAAAGGATTCTACCTTTGCCGGCATTCGACAGCGCGGAGGTTGGAGCGGGATCTAGGTTTCTCTCATCGTTGATGTCTGACCATGCGTAGGCGTCCTGGAAGGTGTAGGCACCGGCAGGATCATTGATATCTGCCAGGAATAGCTGCCCGCGGGCAACGCAGCAGAAGCGAGCCCTGGGCTTGAAAGTCGAGGTGAAGCAGTCTGCAAAGTTGCCGGTATTCGCTGCCCTGAACTGCACGGGGTCATACCAGTTTGTCATGACGACGTCATTGCCGAAGGAGCAGCCCCTCCAGCCAGAAGGAGAGGTTGCTCCACCACCATAGCCGCCGCCCCTGGACAGATCATTTCCCGACTGGTCGTAGAGCTTGGTGCCGGTGCCGTAGAACTCAATTGCAACGTCACCGAGATACGACGTGGTTCCAGCCCCTGACGTCCAGTGGTGGATAAACATCCCGGTGATCGGCTCGTTGAGCAGGATGGGGCTCAGCTGCGTCTGCGGCTCCGGGATGGATCTCCACCCACCCCAGAGCGGCAGTAGGTTCTCCACCCGCAGGAGATCATTCCCGTGCTCACCAGAGCCTGGGTTGAGATTCTCGAACGGAATGAAGGCCAGCGGCATTTCTTACTCGCTCACTGGATTGAGCATCCAGTAGCCAGCCGTCAGGATGACCCTGCCGTCGCTGTCCCTGACAGAGAGCTCGCCAAGAAGGGTCACTGTCTGACCCTGGGTGAATCTGAAGGCATGCGCCTCTTCGGATGGGACCAGGCCCTCCACTGGCGCAGAGTTGTCAAAGATGATATGCAGGACTCCGCTGCTGTCCTGCTGCACTTCGTAGATGTATCCTGCCCATGCGTAGGCCATGTTTTTCCTTTCAGGTTGTGCGGTGCTGGTACGTTGTGGCCGAGGCTGACGCTTCGAGCTGCGCTCCCCAGGCGAAGACCGTCGCCGGTGATCCGAGATCGAGATTCTCGATCAGCTTACAGACTATGAAGCCGCCTGAGCGGGTAAGCAGAAGACGGATCTGCTCGCCGCCTGTAAGGCCCTTTAGATACAACGAAAAGGTGTACGGCAGGCCGTCCATCGTGGTTGTCACGCCATACCTGAGAAAGGAGGTGCCGAGCGATGCGTTGAGCCCTGCTGATCCCGTGGTCGCCAGCACGGAAGAAACTTGCGAGATATCGTCGCCAGAAGCGAAAACGATCGTGTCGGCGGTGGTCTCTGTGCCCGCTGGGTTAAGGGTGGTGTCGGGGGTGACCGTGGAGGAGCCGGTCACCCAGACCGCATTGTCGAATTCTTCCGTCCAGCGCAACAGATTCGCAGCGGCAGCGGGGGCCGACAGCCCTCCACCACCAGCCAGATTGACGTCAAGCCCAATGACCGGCATCAGCCAAAGAATCCGTTGGTGAATCCGAAGGAGTACTCGAAGCACACATGCGCAGTTCCGGTGACGCTGACCGTCGAGATGGTGCTGGCCGGCGAGACGAAGAATGACCTGGGAGCCCCAGCCACCATTGGGATGGAGCCAACGCCGCCAGTCACCGTCGTGTCGTCTGTCGGGATCACCGCCGCGCGGCCGAATGCATACCAAATGGCTGCATCCGCCGAGATGATGACCCTGGTGGCCCCTGTCGGCACCGTCTCAGTCTCCGCCGCAGTGACCGTTCTATTGGTCACGTAGACGGGAGCTGGCACCGTAGGGATGGACTCGTGCCTGCCGACTGCCTGGCTCATGCTATCTCCTCACGTAGAGCTCTACGGTGTCGCCCAAGTTGTACGGTGCCTGACCGCCTGCCCCAGCCTTCATATGCCACTCGTCGGTGAGCACCTTGAGGGCCTTGGATCTGTTGATGTCTGCGAAAGCTGCCTTCTCTTGGTCCTGGACCGGAGGCAGTTTGAAGTACTCTGCCAGGACAGCGAAGCGCAGGGCCATATAGCCTCTGTCGAACCAGCCGTTGGTCTGGGTGGTCGAGGACGTCGTGATGGCGTTGCCGGTCGCTTCGTCCTTCGTGCCGTCCTTGAAGTAGTCGAGGTAGATGGTGACGACCGAGTTTGGCTTCGGTCCCAGGTAGAGGTCATCGTTGAACCACGCCCACCTGTCTGGGTAGGGCACGCCGACCGTACTCTCCCAGCTGAAGCGGAGCTCGTCCATCGTCACCGGCCCTCTGATCTCGAGCTGCTTGGTGGCGAAGGTGTAGTAGGCCCTGTCGATCTTCATGGCGTTGGCAGGGAAGCCGGTGGTTCCGGAATCGTAGTTGGCCGTCCCTGCCACCGTAGCGAAGCTCGCCGTCCGCTCCATGAAGGTGGTCCTGGTCCGCGAAAGCTCCCGCAGCTGGTTGACCGTGGCCTCCTTAAGCCACGGGAGCGTGCTCGCGTTCTTGTTGTCCACCAGGGCGTAGACCGCCGTGGTGAACGTTGAGAAGGTGTAGGCCATCGTTCCTCAGATGACGATGGCAACGCCCACGATGTCTCCGGCCTGCGATGCTGCCGCAGCGGTGTTCACGTAGAAGCAGACGTGGCAGAGACCGGTGGCCGAGGTCGGCACGGTGGTGTTGGCGTAGACGGCCCGCACCGCCGTGATCGCCGAGGCGTAGGCGGTGCCGGCGTTGTCGATGATGGCGTCGGTGTGGGTAGTGCCGTCAGCCGCCGTCTTGCGCAGGATGAGGTCGGCGTCTTCCGTGGTGCCGCCGCTGTCCTGGTCCCCGCAGGAGAAAATCAGGATCGCCACCAGCTTCCTACCGCTGACCAGCGGGAAGAGATAGGCGGTGTCGGCCGTCAGGTCGCCAACGGTGACGGGGATGGTGTAACTGAAGGGGATGATCCCCACGGGAGCGGCGATGGCCTTCTGAGAGATGACCGTGCCGTCAGAGTTGTAGTACTGACTGTTGTACGTGGTGGTCGCCATGGTCATGTCTCCTTAGACGGGCGAGTAATGGGAAACCACGGCGCTGGCGTAGCGCTGGGAATCGACGCGCACTGCCTTGATGCCCATGACGGTGTCCATCTGCATCGACAGGCGCCGATGCTTGATGAACTCGGTATAGCCCCAGTGGTCGCCGTCCACGAAGCTCTCACCCCACATGCAGTGGAGGGCGCGCTCACCCATGATGACCCCGCGGCGGCAGTTTGCGCGGGAGTTTGCGGTGGTGGTCGCATCGGCCGTGCCGTCCGTGCCGAGCGTGCAGTAGTCGGACTCGATGAAGAGCCAGGGGCCGTACACGAAGCCGTCGCCCGTGACCACCATGCTGATGTCCGAGTCCATGCCGCCCTTGATCTCGGCCATGGAGAGCTCGAACAGATTGTTGTCCGGGCTATTGGCCCGCATCTGGTTCATGCCGGAGCCGAAGAGCAGACAGATGAGCTTCCGGCCCCAGGGGGTCTTGGCGGGGACGAAGGGCCACTTGACGACGGACTTCGAGCGCAGTCGCCAGGAGATGTCGTCGAAGAGGGTGCTGGTCAGGACGCACTGGTCTGTGACCACGCCGGCCTCCGTGGTGGTCGTGCCGGCGGCGTTCTGGGCGTAGAACCAGTGAGCCGTGTCGGGCTCACGGGCCACCTGGCCGCCAGTCAGGAAGTAGTCGCTCGTGGCATCGTTGGCCGGAGTGTAGCCGGACGCCTGGTTCATAAACTGAGTCTCGCGGGCGTCTGCCCACTCCCTGGCGAGCATAGTCTGCTCGTTCTCGCGGAGGTCGAAGCTGACGTTGTCCTGGTCGGTGATCTCGGACTCGAGGGCGTGCGACAGCGACCAGTACTGGGTCGTGATGTCGTCTTCCAGGTACTCGACGTTGGCCTCGTTGCCCTCGATCTGGCCACCGCGGAGGTGCGGGGTGATCGCCGAGACGGCCCGTGGCCGCGTGAAGCGGATCTTGGCGGTGCTGCCCCGGCCCATGCCCTTCTTGTCGAGCACGGCGATGGCGTAGCCCTCTTTCTCTGGCCCATAAGACAGCTGGGCCAGCCGAGACCGCATGGCCTCGATGATTACTCCATCGCGGTAGATGGTCTGCGCGAACTGACTGCTCTGGGTGATCTGCGTACCAGCCATTGGTGAGGCTCCGTAGGTTTGAGTTTCCCCTGGGCCTAATACCCTGGGGGGAGGAGCTTGTTAAGCCCTTCCTCCTGCGGCCTCACCCGTGCTGGGCGGCGGCTATTTCTTTAGCCCTGCCTGTCGGGCCTCCCGCCCCATTGCGGGGCGGGGATCTAGGCTGAAGTTACACCCTGTCTGCCGATGGTGTCAACGTGATCTTCACATAGCCTCCGCTTGCTGCGCAAGTTTGCGCCACTCCTGGCGCCAGTTGGCGCCAAACTTCTTCGTGAGGTAGGACTGCCGATCCTTGCTGCTCATCCGCATCAGGCTCTCCAGGCTGTTGCCTGCCACGGCAGGGCCGCTCTTGCCGGCCGATAGGGTGTCAGACACGCCACCCCTTGAGGCACTTTGCAGGCTATCCATGGTCTCCTGGGCCTCGGCAGAGGGCCGGCGGCGCTGAGGAGCAGGGGCTGCCGGCTGGTGCCCATTGCCGCCGGCATAGAGGTGCATATTGATGAGGGCGTGGAGTACAGCAGCTGGGTTCTTGCCCAGGCTGATGGCGAGCTCACTCATCTCGACCACCAGTTTCTTGGCAGCGTCCCGAGCAATCTCTGTCGGGACCCCCAGGGCCTGCTCGTAGAAGTGAACCACTGCCCCATCGGCCGGAGGAATGCCCCTGGCCTGGTCCCCGGAGTGGCCGATGAAGGCGTTGTAGTCCCGCTGGTAGGTGGCACCCTCCGGGGTGGCAGTATAGTCGGCCTCGGCGGCGTTGGCCAGCTCCTGCCGATCGCTCAGGAAGGCTTGGACCTGCGCCTGCCGCTGCATACGCTCCTGGTGCTGACTCTGCGTCTCCCCTGCCATCCTAGCCTGATCGAGGACCGGCTGGAGCATGGGCTGGAGCTGCGCCATGAGGCGCTTCTCAGTCTGCCGCTGCTGCCAGTCGAAGAAGGGCTGCGGGTTGTAGACATCGTACTCCGGGGCGACGTCCTCCTCGCCGGTCTGCTTCTCCGGCAGGGTCATGAGAGAGGTGAAGAGCTGCGTCAGCTGTTGGTTCTGCTGGCGCGTCTGCTCGAGCTCCTCGCGGTAGCGGTTCTCCGTCTTGGCGGCCTCCCGCTTGGCCAATAGCCTGGCATAGCCGGCCGGCAGCTGCTTCTCTGGCTTTGGTGCAGGAGTCTCGCGTACCGCAAGGGACTCTTCCTTTGGGACGCCGAGCCGGCGCTCCAGCGAGGCAGCGGCATGCTGTACCTCGGGGGAGTCGAGCACCTCCTGGGGAACTGACGGCGTCTCTGCCGGCGGCGAGCCTTCGCTCTCCGTGGTGACTAGGGCAGTGGTCTCTTCAGTCATGTCTCTCTCCTATGCCTGAGCCTGTTGAGGAGGCCCTGATCCGTTCGTTGGCGGCGGAGCGCCCTGCGCTCCTTGCTGCTCCCCGCCCTGCTGGAGCATTTGCATCATTTGCTGCACCAAGCCCTGCTGGGTCTGCGGGTCCAGGCCCTGGAAAGCCTGCATGAGCTTGTCCGGCGCCTGGGACTCCTTCTGATCCTCGAAGTAGTTCTCGAGCTCACGGGCGATGTTCTCTCCTTCGGTGCCAGGAAGAGGCGAGAAGCGGAACATCCGTGGCAGTACGATGCCGGCAACTGCGGGGTCGGTTTCTCCTGCCTTCATGATGGTGTCGAGGAGGCCGTGCTGCTCCATGAAGGTCCAGAAGGCAGCCTTCTGATTGGCCGTGGCGGCACCGGAGTCGGCCACCACCTTGTACTTCATGATGTCGTCCTTGTTCTTCTTGAGGAGCCGCCCTGGGGTCATCGGCACCGGCTGGCCGGTGGCCGGGTCCATGCGCGGCTGGCCCGTCTCGTCCACATCAGGGATCGGCTGGAGGCTCTCCTGTCCAGTCTGCGGGTCAGGCACCTTCTGATGCGTCAGGCCATCCACCTCGATCCCATCGCCAAGCATCTTGTCGAGCTCGGCCGCCGGCAGGTGCCAGAGGGCCAGGGCCAGGAGGGACTTGCCCTCTTCCTGGATCGCCGCCGTCTTGGGCTCCCGGATGGGCGAGAGGGCCTGCACCGAGTGCTCCTGCATGTTGGTGGTGAATACGTTCGAGCGCTCGGAGGTCTGGGCCCCCATCAGCTGGTCCGTGACAAGGGACACCTGCTTCATTGCCTCGACGCACATGCGGAATAGCTGCTCGTAGCCAGGGGGGAGCTGAGGGTAGCCGAATGGCGCGATCTTCCCCGAGCTGTTGGCTCCAGTGGCCACTAGGTGCCAGTAGCCCGTGGTGGCCTGGTTTTTGATCCAGTCCTGGTGCGTGTAGCCCTCCGTGAAGGCGTCCTCCTCGATCGTGCCGCCGCCCTTGGCGCTCCGGCCCAGGATGTCCAGGATCACCAAGAGGCTCCTGTCCAGGTACATCTGCGGGTTGTAAACCTTCCGCATGGGGCCGAAGAAGCGCACCCTGGTGGTCTGGACCTTCCGCCACTTGTAGCCGGTGATGGCCCGGATGGTGGGCCGGCCGGTCGAGATCACCTCGTGCTCGAGGATCTCGCTGCCCTTGGTCTTCTCGTCACCCAGGAGGAAGGCCCTGTACCAGACCTCCTTCGAGTACTTGTGGGCATCTTCGATGACCAGCTTCTCGGGGGCCTGGCCCACCGCCTGCGGATTGGCCGGGTCCATCATCATGGCGTGGGCTTCGACCTCGGAGCCATACGACTTGTCGAGCTCCTTCTGGCGCGCGTTCATGCTGGCCATGTCAGTGTTGACCATCTCGCCAGTCTCCGGGTCGAGGTAGGCCACCATGGGCACGGGGCGCGAGTAGAGGAATTCGTAGACTTTGCGCTTCTTGTTGGTGTTTCTTGGCGTCGGCGAGGACGTCCAGGCTCCCGTGCTGCCGCTCCTGGGCTGCGCCGAGAGCGTCCCTGCCCCAGCCATCTCGATCTGGTCCTTCTTGTCCGGCCAGCGGGCCTGGATGCGGTCGAGGCGCCACTCCCGGACCCTGATCCAGAAGGAGGCATCGGCGAGGTTCTCTTCCGTCGCCTCGGGGTCTGGCACCACTTCTCCGATCTGGAGGTGGCGCGTCACCGGCTTCGGGGGGATCTGAGTCAGGTCCAAGACGTCTTCCTGGTAGCCGTAGCCGGAGATCAGCATGTCGAACTCTGCGTCACTTGCGTGGGCCTTGGCATTGCAGGCCAGGCGGATCTGCCGCACGATCCGGGTGGCCCAGTCGGCGTAGACCTCATCCCATGGGCCGCTGTCGCTGCCCCGCCAAACAGGCTCCTGGGCTTCGTTCTGGCTCATGCCGCGCAGGGTGTCGATCATCCGAGCTGCGTAGTTGAAGTTGACGTATGGCCTGCCGGTGTCGGTCAGGTACTGCTTGTCCACAGGGGAGAGGGTCTCGCAGCCGTACATATCGAAGAGCACGTCGGCGTCCTTGCGGACGTCAGTTATGTGCTCAATGCCGCGCTCGTGACAGTCCCAGAAGAGTTCCGAGAGATCGGAGTCCGAGAGCTTCTCGCCGTACTTGAGGACCGGCTCGGTGCTAGTGCCCGTCACATTGCCCATGCCGAGATCCTCTCTTTGGCTCGAGACTGCGAGCCCATCGGAATGCCGTCAGAACGCTCGACGGCGGCGAGCGGGAAGCGAAGAAGGCGCATCACCTCTTCCTGGACCTTCCATGCCTGGGAGTCCAGGCAGTCGTCGTGCTTGACGCTGCCTTCTTCAGGCGTCCAGAGCTTATACTCACTGTCATAAAACTGCGCCATGGTGTCCCTGCCGTCCTTGTGTGAGCAGTGGCCAAAGCCGTCCTCCGGGAAGTGTACCTCGCCCCTCTGGTAGTAGGGCTGGAGGAAGCCAATGCGGTCCTCCTTGGAGCGTGTCACCACCCGCGGCAGCGGCTGGCAGCGGAAGTGGTAGCCCCTGACCTTCATCTCCCTCTTGATGACAGAAGAGAGCGAGAGGCCGGAGAATTCCTCCACGAAGAGCATCTTGGGGTTCCAGCGCTTGATTATCCCCTCCTGGGGAATCCACCACCGCCGAGAATCCTCATCTCGGGGTCCGAAAAGGAGGTCCAGGAGCTCGCTGATGTCAAGGTGCTCTCGCCACAAGTCCAGCTCATAGAAGTGCTTGTCTGGTCCAAGGGCAGTGACCCAGAGAGCGTAGAAGTCGCTACCTGCGGTCGATCCACCAGGGTCCAGGAAGGCGTATGGAACCTTACCCTTGAGGCAATCCCGCGGAGATCCAACGTACTTGTTGTCATGGAACCACTCCGGGCGGAAGGTCTGCTCGCCCAGCGGGATGGGCTCGCCAAGCATTTGGCAGGAAAAGAGGTACTCTCCGAGCTTCCTGCGCCACTTCTTCAGGAACTCGGCGCCGTGAAGGATGGGGCTTCCATCGTCTCCGTAGCAGCTCCACGGCCTGTCCCTGCGGGAGAAGAAGCCCTGCTCAAGTAGGTGCATGTAGGCGCCCTGGAGGCTGTGGATGGTCCCCACCCAGGAGGTGAAGGTGTCGGTGGAGCCCAGGGCGGTCGAGCCGCGGATGCCGGCCTCCACGGCAGCGATGACCTCGATCGACTTGACGGAGCTGTCTACCTCGCAGTCGTCGCCAATGATGCGCCTGTAGTGACCAGAAACCGGAAGTTTGAGAATTGAATGGATGGATAGACTCGGATCGTTCGGCCCAGGGCCTCGTATAATCGTGAGAGCGGTGTTAGTCCACAGGGGACAGTCACGGCGGGAGTCCTGGCCGAAACGGTGACTCCAGTACTTCCTGAGCGTCTCGTTCTCTTCGATCTCGGCCCTGACTGAGCCATAGATCTTCTCTCCAACTTGGTCTACCTTGTGGGTCATGATGCAGACGGTCAGTTCGGGGTCGGTCATCCACTCCCAGATGGTCCTGCACTTGGTGATGATCTCTGTTTTGAAGTGAAACCGAGCCCTTGTATAGAGCACGTCATCGTTCAGCTCTTCCAGATCCCTCTGCACAGTGCGGCAGAAGTCGAACATATACTTCTCGTCGATCCAGAGGCCGCCAAAGTTCGGGTGGTCTGGCTCGTCGATGACGTAGAGCCCAATCGAGAAGACGTACTTACAGGCGAAGTAGAAGTCCAACTCTGCCCAGGCTACGAAGCGCGCTGCGCGCTCCTGCTCATCCTTGATGGCGTTGATCTCAGCCAGGATGGCCGGATACTCGGCCCTGGAGGAGGGCAGGAGTGCTACGCTCATCCTGATATTCCACCACGACATGAATCGGATAGTTCGAGCAGATACATGGCGAACTCTAGTGGAGTTGCGTTAGCCTCTCTTTTGCCGAGAGTGGGCTTGTTTCGCTCCTTGCCGCGTTGGTCGTGAAATCCTATCTGATGTGTTCCAGGGGATCTTTCCAATCTTGGATCGCGCGGCTCCGGAGTTCCGCGATAGTACAACCAGGTCCTCTTCTGCGCCCTGTGGCCGTAGGCAGACTGCCACACTTCGCAGGTCCACCCCTCACCGGATCTAATCCAGCCGGCCGTTGGCCTATGAAGACCGTACTCCTTCCAGGCATAAGTCTCTGCCGGATGCTCTAATACCCCACCTACCCTGTTAACGGTATCTAGGGCGAATTTGAAGCAACCGCCATCATTTCCAGGCTTATTGTGCTCGCCGCCCCATCTTGCATAATTGACATTTGCCATCTTTCCCCAGAGCTGACACGGAGGATGCGCAACTACCGGATCATCGCCGAAGTACAGAAGGGCGTTTCTGTCTACGTCCCAGCAGTCACAGCCAAGACGCTTATAGATAGAATCTTTTGAACAAAAGAGCACTACGCTCACTGCACCACCTCGAATTCAGCGTCCACGATGTCCCCGCCCCTGCTCCGCCCCACCACCAGGCGCCTCTGGCGCTCCTGGAGAAGCTTGTGGCGCCCTGCCAGGATGTCCTCCTTGGCCCCATCGATCATCCTGGCCTCGAGCTTGACGGTGCCGGTGTGCTCCATGGTGATCTTCTGCTTGGGGCTGTACTTGGGGTCGTGGGCCTCGAGGATCTTAGTCATAATGGCCGCAGAGCGGCCCGCCTTTCCGGCTTTCAGGTACTTGTCCTCGACGCCGATGATCTCCTCTGTCCAGATCTCGTCGTAGCGGCGGCGGAAGCTCTCGTTCGAGCGGATAGCATCCTGGACTTCGGACCAGCGGAGGCCGGAGGCCGAGCAAGCGGCCAAGCGGTCGTCTCTGTTCTCGTGGAAGGCGTCGAGCCAGAGCTCGAGACGAGGGTCGAGCTCCTCTTCCTCCTCCTTGGCCTTCTTGGGCTTCTCTTTGGGCTGGTAGGCGGCTGCCCGGAGGGAGAGCTCCTCCTCGCGGAAGCCTGGGATCTCGAGCCGCCACTTGGCTACCTCTTCTCGCTCAATGCCAAGCTCCTCCGCGAGACTTCCAGGCATCCTGGTGGGGTCAAGGCGGAGGAGTTCGAGGTAGTCGGCGGCTTGGACGGCCATCAGCGCCCGAAATTGACCGGGGCTCCGCCGCCGTAAGGACTCGGCTGGGACTGTGGTTGCACCGGCATGCCCTGCGGCCCACCCGGCTGCATGGCAGAGAAGCGCTGCTGGAGCATCTGGAGCATCTGGGGGCTGAAGCCGCCACCCTGCGGCATCCCAGGGGCTCCGCCGGGGCCTGGCATGGCTCCTACGGGGCTGGGGCGGCCGACAGCGCCGTTGGCGCCAGAGAAAGCTTGGTCCGGTGGAGCTCCCATCGCTCCTGGCCCTCCAGCGGAGCCGGAGAAGCCGCCTGGGCCAGGAGGAGGACCGTACGCTGCCCCAATGCCGCCGAATGGCATAGGCTGGGGAGTCATCTGCTCAGGACCCTTGGCCTCGCCCTGCTGCCCGGGCAGTGAGCCTGCCTGGAAGGCAGCCTGGCGCTGGGCAGCCACGTCAGGACCGAGGCGAGCAGCCATGTCTGCGTAGCGGGGGGCTGACCAGTCCCCGCCGCCCGGTGGGCCAGGAGGGGGCGGAGGAACGGAGGTCAGGGGCGGGCCGGGCATGGCAGTGGGGCCGCCCACTGGAGCAGAGAGGGTGGGACGGGGGGCCATTGGACGTGGACCCATCATCTGGCCGGGCCGGACCTGGCCACCCTCACTGGGCAGCATTGGCCGCATGCCGGGGCGCGCGGCTATGCCGGGAGCTGAGGGGTTCCGGGCGACTTGAGAGGCGCGCTGGCGGAGGGCGCCGATGTCTTTGCTACCGTAGGCCATTGCGAGCCTCCAGCTTCTTTTTGCGAGCTGTCTTTTGGTTGGAAAGCTTGTTTTTGCGGTTGATCTTGCGCTGTTTTGCCAGGGCCTTCTCGTGGAGGTACTCGCGTAGCGGGAGGTCCTTCAGCTGCCGCTTGACGGGGCCCCGTACGACTTCGGTGGCTTCCCGGCCGGAGGCGGCGTCCCCTTGCTTGGGTTGGACTGAGACTTCGGAGTCGCGCTGGTCGCGGGCTTGGACTTCGGCATCGGATTCTCCTCTTGGCTGGGCTTCCTGCCCCAGGGTCTTGAAGTGTTCCTGAAGAAAACGGACCAGGGGCCATGGAAGAGCCTGGTCCGACTTGAGCACTGCGCTACCTACGCCAGGGCTGGACACCACGAGAAAGCGACGATCGTCCCCTGTGTTGTCGCGGCCCGCAAAGGACTGCGGAGAGGAGATGGTCCAGCGCTCGCGGACAGCGGCGGAGAGGGACGGGGCGGCCAGGGCCTTCAAGCCCCAGAAGACGCCTTTTGGTACCCTGCCCCGCCACACCGTGAAGCGGATTCTCTGTTCACCTCCAACCAACTGGAAGGTTTTGACCTCGGGAGATCCCAGCAGTTGTGGCGCCCAGTCCTGGGTTTCCATGAGATAATCTACGCAGCCTTGGGCAGAAAAGTCAAGCCAGCTCTTCTCGGAGGCGGTTGACCTCCTCTTCCTTGGCCGCGCGCTTCTCCTCGCGCGACCGCAGCTCCTCGAGCTCCTTCTCCGCCTTGCGGAGCTGGGCCTCGCGCTCGGCGCGCCAGCGGACCTTGATCTCGCGGTAGAGGAGGACGAGGTTCTCGTCCAGCCACTTCGGGGCTGGGATGTCCTGTTCCTTGTACTCGGCGGCGAGGCCGCGACCATAGGCGGCCAGCTCCACGAGCTCGTCAACCGCCGCCAACTGCTCGATCGTGTAGCCGATCTTCCGAAGTTTCTCCAGCATAGATCCTCCCTGGTTGGCAGTGTTCCCGGAGACCTTGGTCTCGATCTTGGTCCCGAGGATTGCGTTCATGTACTGCTGCTGCATCAACTGCTGCTGCACCGACTGTTGGCTTGCCGGGTTGTACGGCCCGTACTGGCCGCCTAAGCCAGCGATGGACCCAATGGTAACGGTTCCCCACTCTCCTGCCATCTCTCCTCCTATGAGCCCAGCGATGGCTCCGGTTCGTAGTTCATGTAGAGCTCTATGAAGTGTTCCGGTGCGTAGGTGTTGCCGTCGTCTGCCCGGTTGCCCCTCGAGCCCAGCTCGATCTCGGAGATGTAGCTGACCGAGATCTTGTACCCTGCGCTCTTCTCGAAAGCCTCTGCCATCTCGCGCAAGGGGATCTTCCTGCCGATCTCCTCCTCGGCGGCCAGGCGGGCCTCCTTGAGATCCCTGCCGGTGATGGCCGGCAACTTGCCCAGCCCGTAGCACTTCGGGCACTCCTCACCGTCTCCCTCGAGGATGGCCATGGCGGGAGGGGCGATAACGTCGATCATCAGGAGGGCTGCAACTACTTGCTCTGAGCACCAGGCATCGTCCTTCTCCGTCTTGTAGACGTAGGAGTAGGACAAGCCCAGGAGGGTGGCCATCTGGCCAATATTGAGCCCAGCCTCCAGGCGCAGGCTCCTGAGCTGGGAGCCGGAGATCCGGTGGAGTCTCCCCTCCCCGGAGCAGCGTGGGCAGGGCCTGAACTCCTTATCGGGAAGTTCCATGGGCCGCCTTTTTCCGGTTCTCGTAGCGCTCGTGGTCACAGGACTTGCAGCATGGGCGGTAGCCGGCAGCGCGCTGCGCATCGACAGAGAACTCCTCGATCGGCCGGACATGGCCGCAGGTGGAGCACGGGAGAACGGTCTTGCCGTTGAGTGTGTAGGGCATGATGGCCGACCGGTTGGACACTCCATGGCGCTGGACACGGTCATTCTTTCTGCCGAAGTTGAAGTTGCTCGCCCAGCCTATTGGATAGTCTTCCATGGGTCTCCTTAGTGCAGGGCCGGCATGGTGGGAGGAAAGCCCCCGACGCCGGGAAGTAAAGCGGCAGAGGGAAAGGAGATCCCCGCCGGCCCTGCTGGGAGAGAGTATGTGGCCTTTCGGCCGAAGTGTCAAGAGGCATAATTGTTACCTTTGGTAACAGCCGAGGCCAGCGATTGTTACCGTTGGTAACACCCCTTGACGGCGCCCTGAATAGGCGCAATCCTATAGGTACAGATCCGCCCGTGGAGCAGCCAGGCGACTGCCCGGGGGACACCAAGAAGAGGGCTTCCACCGCCCCGTTGTGGGCAGGAATGAGAGCCGCGGACAAGCCTGGCAGCCCTGCTGCACAAAGATGGCCGGCGATCGGGGAACCCGTGGGAGGAAGGAGAATTCGGGGCCGGTGAGGACGCGCTAGGTCCAATAGTGAATTCTTCAGGAGGCGCTGCGCGCACCTCCCCCGCGTACTGGCCAACGACTCAGAGAAGGCTGGCTACGCAGGCAGATTCCTTCCTTGCCTCTGAGGGGGTAAGGGGGAGTCTGCCCGCACCAAGCACTGCGGATCTAGAGAAGGTAGGGGCCGCATAGCAAGGGCGGCGGTAGCCGATAGGTCTTACTGAAAAAAGAAAAGACATAGAAAGGAGAGCGCATGGCTAACCGTTGGCGAGGGTGCCGGAGGCACGCGAGCTCGTACAAAGAGAGAGACCTGATCCTCAAGAAGGCTGGCTTCGCCAGCTACAGGGACTACCTATCCAGCCCTACCTGGTGGAAGATCAGGGCAAGGGTCATGGAGAAGGCTGGCGGCAAGTGCCGCATCTGCGGCGGCAAAGCCGCCCAGGCCCACCATGTCTTCTACTCGAGGTCCAACCTCAAGGGCAGCAACTTGACCGGCGTCGTGGCCATCTGCCGGCAGTGCCACGAGGAGGTGGAATTCACGGACGGCAAGAAGCTCAATCAGGAGGCTTCGAGGAAGAAGTACTCTGCGGCTTCACCAGGAAGCGGCACGAAGAGCCCACGCTGCATCACCACCGGGTGCGGCGAGCCCAGGGCTCCTGGCCGCAAACGCTGCGACAAACATGAGAGAGAGCTGTCTAAACTAATGAAGGATCAGCACGACGACAGGCGCACCGAGAAGCGAAACGCCTCTTGACTTCTCGGCTGAACAGTGTCATGCTCTGTGTCAGGAGGTGAGAAATGGCCAAGGAAGAGCAGGGCTACGTTCATTTTGAGGGGGATAGTGGGATCGGTCCTGAAGATCCCAAATGGGTTCCTTGGTACGAAGGAGGCCCAGAGTGCCACTCCATCGCCGAGGAGTGGCCAGGATTTCACTGCACTCTCAAGGAGGGCCACCCAGGCCCCCACGCCGCCCACGGCGGCCCCACAGAGCTCTACGCCACCTGGCCACAGGAGGAGAAGCCGTGAGCTCTCTGGAGCGCCAGGAGGGCGGCGATCACTACAAGAAGATGGCGATACAGCCAGTCGAGTACATCCACCGAAACGGCATCGGTTTCGTGGAGGGCTGCGTCATCAAGTACGTCTCTCGCTGGCGCGTAAAGGGTGGAGTTGTGGACCTTCGGAAGGCCAGGCACTTTCTTGACATACTCATCGAAATGGAGGAGAAGCCGTGAAGATCGCAGCCATCATTGAAGCCCGTGCAGAGGCCCAGAGATTCCTGGAAAGGGTGAAAGATCTCGAGGGAGCACTCCGCGTGCCCCTAGAGACCGTGTCACACGGTGGCAGAAACATCTATAACTATCCTGCCCTTACCGGCGCCCTGCGCCGTGCCTCCATGGACCTTACCAGGGCCTTAGCGGCCATGCGGAGGCGCGGATGAGCCAGCAAAGAGTCTGGGTCCCCGACCGCGAGCAGGGCAGGCTCCTCGAGGAGCTCAACAGGCACTGGGAGTGGGACGACCCCATGCGCCCTGACGCTCCTCCCCTGCCAGCCCACAGAGACGGCCTCGTCGATCTGACCGGCGGTGGTGCAGGGGCACAGCAGATCATCTGGAACGCCCTCATGGGCGGCAGAAGGAGGGCAATTGCATGACAATCACCAGGAAGGAATTCGAGGCGAAAGTGAAGAAGCGGTACCTCGACACCAAGTCCGACGGGAGCTTTATCGACCTCGCAATCGCCTGCGCCGCCGAAGCCGCGGCCGAGCACGGGCTCCAGTTCGCGCCCGAGCTGCCAGCGCGGCTGAGCTTCGTGCCGTACGCAGTGGCTCTGGCGGGCTCGAAAAAGCCGGTCATTATGGCCGCCGGCAAAGACGAAACGGTCTTCCTGACCCCCGATCAGGCGCGGGCGGTCTGCGACCTGTGGGCGGCGTGGGGACCGGAGGGCGCCCTGCGCCGCGAAGCGGCCTCCTATCTAGACGGCTGGTGGACGGGCTCTAAGCAGCACACGCAGCTTTTCTACCTGCTCGCGGAGCCCTGGGCGGTGAAGCCGTGAGCGCCTACGACGTCGCGGCGGCCTTCGAGAGGAAGCTCGCCACCCTCCGTGCCAGGGTGGAGGCGGAGGTGGAGCGGCTGCGGCACGAGGCGCAACGGCATGAAGAATGGGTGCCCGATGTGATCGATATCGATCCCCTCCTGGCCGCGATCGCCGCCATCTTCGAGGGGGTCGATCCGACCGCGCAAGTCGATCGAAAGACGGCTCGTGATCCTTGGCCCCTCTCCGATGTCCTACGCCGTCTCTGTGACGCCGCTGACCACCTCCTCGGCGATCACAACTGTGACCACCACGGCTACGAAGAGATTGGCGCCGCGCGGAAGGCAGGGCGGGTGATCCTCGAAGCCCTGCTTGAGTCCGCGCTGGCCAACGGGGCACGGCAGCAGGACACCAACCTGCGGGGGCTGTTGGAGAGGTGCCTCTCGGCCCTGCGCTACATCGCCGAACGGCAAGCGCTGCCGAAGGAGCAGAGGGTCCTCCTCGCCGACCTCCGCGAGGCACTGGGCCAAATGAAGGGATAGGTATGATACCGATCGACCCAAAATTAGCCGCCGAGCTCATCAGGGACGAAGGCGAGGTCCTGCATGCCTATACCGACAGCCGTGGCTTCCTAACCATCGGCATCGGGCGCCTGATCGACCAGCGCCGAGGCGGCGGGATCTCGCACGAGGAGGCTATGTGCCTCCTTGCCAACGACGTGGCCAGTAAGTCGGCGGAGCTGGACGTCAAGATACGCTGGTGGCGGCAACTCTCGCCAGTGCGGCAGAGGGTTCTACTCAACATGGCGTTCAATCTCGGCGTGACCGGCCTTCTGGGCTTCCGCAGGATGCTCGAGGCCGCACGGATCGGGGACTACGCGACTGCCGCTATCGAGATGAAGAAATCGGATTGGGCGCGGCAGGTTGGAGACCGCGCAACGCGCCTCTCCGAGATGATGCGGCAGGGCTGAGCGTTGACGACTTATGCGGGCGCGCTTCCGCGTCCCGCTTGACGAGAAGGAGAGAGGCTCCACCATGAGAAGGAAACTCGTTCTACTCCTGTTTGTCTTCGCTCTGCTCCTGTCGGTGCATTCGACTCGTGCCTTGAGTTGGCCCAGCTGTCCCATCTGGATCTACATCGACTCGGGTGAGTATCCCTACGGATCTGGATACTCTTGCTGTTGGCGTGATATGTGCTCGAATACCGTGATCAATAGCGGCGGGTTCAGAGTGAGCTTCGAGGGCTCAGGAGGCGGCTGGTAAAAGAAAGGACGAGTCGCGATGACCGCCCGGCCTGTGAGCCGGCGGGCACCGGGTGAAAGCCCCGGAGTTGAAGCCGACGAACGGAGGATGATAGCTAAGTGACCAAGCTCGAAGCAGACACCATCCTGGCCAGAGCAGCAGAAGTAGACGCTGCCCGGTACAGGGCCTATGTAACGGCAGCCAAACTAAAGCAGCACTGGAGGCTCCACGGCTTCTATGGGCCGAACGTCAGGAGTAAGGGCAGGTTCAGGGGCCGTGGAGTTGGCAAGGCGCAGGAGCCGTGATTATCTCTGTCACCGGGGGCCGGGACTACTGGCCTCCGGACCACCCAGAGGAGCTCAAGGAGTTTGAGTGGCTCTGGAACGGGCTCCCCGGGTGGTTTCATTACGGGGCCGTTGGAGACGCAAAGGGAGTGGACTTCTGGTTTACTAACTGGTACGCGGCAAAGTACGGCATGAAGCCATGGGCCTTTGAGGCAGACTGGAACAAGTACGGCAAGGTAGCTGGGCATCTAAGGAACCAGGACATTCAGGATGTGAAGCCACGTGGGCTGTTTGTATGGTCTGGTGGCAGAGGTACGCTAGACCATACAAAGAGGGCTCTGAAGAGGACGGATGGATGCTTTGTGATTGGCATTGGGGCTGGTGGGGTGGAAATTGTGGATATGGCAAGAAAGGAGATCTATAGTGAAGATTGAGGTAGAGCTGGAGGACATCGTCAAGGCCCAGAGGGACTTAGACAAACAGAAGGAGCTGAGAATAGCCGCCGAGAAGGAGCGCGACGAGCTTCGCTCAGCTCTGTACTCTCTGGTCACTGCCAGAGTAGACAGATTTCAGTTCACCACCACAATAAGAGCAGACGTCATGATCGACGATGCTGCCATCCTGGATGCAGTGGACCCGATATCAGTCCTCGAGTGCATGTGCAGGGAACTGTCATTCAATCTCACGGAATTCATCGCAAAGAAGAACGGAGTGCAGTGGAGATGAGCCACAAGATACACACCTGCTGCGGTTGCTCATGCAGAGTCTGTGCTGATGGGCACTGCGATACAGGGCAGCATGAGGATGGCTGCTTCGAGAGGCTGGTGTCAGGAACGGTAGTGGCCGAGATGACGGAGGGCGAGATGAGCGAGGAGAATAAGTTCGGAGCAAGGCTGCGTAGTGTAATCAGTGGCTTGGACTTGCAGATGTTCGAGGACCCAGGAGATCTTCTACTTTGCATCTCTCGCGAGATAGACCAGGACGCAAAGGAGCTCGAGGAGAGAGTCCGGAAGGACGAGCTGGCCAGGGTGGCCGAGACTCGAAGGGAGCGAGCATGAGCAAGCCCTTTAAGAACACCCTCTGCGGCGCCGGTCTCCCTGATTACTACGGCTCGCCACCGAACGCCCTGCGCTGCAAGAGGCGCGCTATGCACCCTCCTCCGCACCGAGTGGTCTTCCGTGATGGCGGAATCCGAGAATGGATAGACCCTGAGAAGGAGTCGCGGCTGGTCAAGGCTCCACGGAAGGAGGGAGAGTGATGTCCATGGATACATCGCAGCGCGATACTACTTCCCCTCTAGATGCACAGAGCATTGTGCAGCCGAGTTGTCTTCACAACTAACATATCTATTGTTTGCCGCTATTTGGCCCCCATTGACAGCTGTGTTATAATATTGGGTACGAAGCACCCCCACCCGCCCAGCAAGATCCCAGGGCGGCTCTCGCCGCTCATTGCGCAGGGCTCGAGCACATAGAGCAGGGCAGGGCAAAGCGTCCTAGAAAAAGGACGCACTGCTTTTTAGCTTTCTGTTTTTTTGGCTGTAGTGAGAATGGGGCAGTCCCGCCGCCTACGCCCCGCCCGCCCCCCCCCCCCCCCCCCCCCCCCCCCCCGCCATGGCCCCCCCCAAAACCCGGGGGGCCCG